GAATCTGTAACTAAATCGGCAGAGGTCGGCAAAACAAAGCCGTAGTTTGTGGTCGGATTGGCCATTATTTTCCTTTCATTTTATGACACGATTGTGGCATATTCCCACGTCAACGTTTGCGACACGCTTGCCCAAGTTTCGTTGATTGGCACGTCATTCCAGCGCATAGCCTGAAGCGAATAGGCCAGCGGCGACATGAGCAGCGTCACCGATAGCTCGTTGAAACTAGCTCTGAAGTTAAAGCCCTCGACGAAGCCTTGAAAAGTACCGGCGGCCATATTTGACGGCAGATTATTCAAAGCTATTGGCTGACCCATAAACACGTTAATCAAGCTGTTTCGGTCGGCATTGTCTAACTCTGGATTAGTTAGCGCAAAGGTAATTTGGTCAAATATTGGCTGTGGATAGGCTCTAAGTTCCAGGTAAAACGCGGCCTGATCTTCGGCGTCTGCCTGATGTTTGATTGTGGTCGTGATGATTTGTGATAAATCTCCGTAAAGGTAAATTGAATCTGCGTCTGAATCGCTGACCTCATCTTGACTGTTTGTGTTGTATTCAATGGTCAAATTATTTCGCACGTCGCCAGCCCTAGTTTTGATTGTTATGCCTTGGCCTAGCGCGTGATTGGCTGTAAGATCCGTGTAGCCGTTGGCCGATAAATAGGCCGTCCTGTGTGTTGAGTCTGCATAGCCAATAAGGCCGTTAGCGTCTTCGTAGATGTAGCCCAAGCCTGACGTTGCCAGAGCTGCAACTAGGTCATAAATGACGGTTCGTGATGAAGAGCGCTGCGCCAGCTCATAATTGCCTGGAGTATCTATCTCGCCCAAGCCTGTGTTTTCGGCCGTCGCCCATGTAACCGTCGGATTATAAGTTGCCCAGGTTAAAGCTGCCGGTACTTGTTGCCACTGCGCAAAAAGCACTTGCCGCAGAATTGTTTCGATTTGGTCGCCTTCAAAATCCTGGGTCAAAACGCCGTCTGTAAGAGCCTTTTGCAGCCTTGCTAGAGCGCCCAACGCAGTAATTGTAACCTCTTGCGTGTACGCGCTTGAGCCGACCTCTGACACGCTTACAGCTATATCCACAATAGAGCCGCCAAAGATAGGTTTGTAGACGGCCGACGTATCCTGCACCTCAACGGACAAGGTGTCATTTATTTCGTAGTCGATAGCAGCTTGATTGAACACAATGAGCGTGATTGAGCAATAGCCGGCTTGAGCTTGTTCATAAATGTTTGTGCGGCCCGAAGTAATGTTGAGACTAGCCAAGACCGAATCTGTGACGTCAACGCCAGAGATTTTGACTCGCCATACCGGCGACCACTGCGTCATAGCCCAATACCTATCAAAGCAGCTGATCCACCTGTACCTCTGAAATATGAGTCATTAAGCGTCTTGACGATAGTTCGAGCTGTACCTTCGGAATCTATCGCGCCGTTGACTGTCACGTTAATCATAGGCTGTGCGCCACCACCAGGCATTCCTACGCCAGACGATAAAAATGGCCCTGAACCAAATTGTGACCCTGCTGATCCTGTGACTGGTTTTGCCATTGCTGCACCGGCCATAGCTGCCGCAATGCCGCCACCTGTTACTACTGATCCTGACCCACCGGAAACGCTAGGCATACTTATCTTGGGCACTTGAGACGTTGCCGTAATACTAGGCAATGCAACGGTTGGCACACTAATAGTTGGCGCTGTTATCTTTGAGACATTAGGCAAGAATGGCACTGAATTGTAAAGACCAATTAAAGTATTGATACCGGCAACAGCGCCATTGATAAGCACATTAAGTCCGCCGATGACTGCGCCGATTACGTTAATGACGCCACCGGCAATTTCGCCGACCACCTTAAACGCGCCACCTAATACGTTGACTAATACAGGCACAACATACTTTTGTATAAAGCCTATAAATAACTCAAACTCCGCTTTGTTATCTTTAATCGCGTCTGTGATTGGCTTAAAGAAATCTGCAAATTTGCCCAAGGCCGGTACAACTCGGTTTACTATAAATTCAACTAGGCTTTGGATTATTGGTAGCAAGCGAGCGCCGATTGACTCTTTGGCTTCGTCAAATGTGACCTTAAGAATCTCAATACGTCCGGCAAATGTTTTTGAATTAGCCGCAGCTGCTCCACCAAAGAGATCTGATAATTTGCCCTGGACTTCGGTAAATGACATGGCCTTTAATTCGGCAGATGATAAGCCAATGCCTAATTTGCCCAGTGCAGCTGTATTGCCGTCATAAGCCTTGCCTAGACTATTTGCAACGCTGTCAAGGCCTTTGCCTGTTGCCTGACTAATATCAAGCGCCAGGCTAAGAAGATCCTGTGCCTTCGTAACGTCGCCTGTAGATAGAGCAAGTCGCGAGAGAGCCGGCCGCAGCTTGTCGTCGGCCACGCCGGTAGCGAGTGACGTTTTAAGAATCTGTTTTTCAACGCTGGCTATCATTTCATTAGTTGCGCCTGTAGCATTTTTCAAAGCTGTAGCAAGTCGTATCTGGGCGGCCTCGTCCTCGATTGCAGCTTTGACTCCGTCTACTGCAAGTTTGATTGCGTAAGCGCCGGCAGCTGCGCCAGCTGCGGCAAAAGCCAAACCAGCCTTCTTGCTAAAGTCTCCTAGTTTATTGCTAGATCCTTCAACGTCTGAGTTGGCGCTGTTAAGTGATTTTTTTAGTTGGTCAACGTCGGCAAGTATAGATAACTTAAGCGTCCTACTCTGTGCAACCATTAGAACTCCTTGAGAATCTTGTCAAAAGCATTTTCCCACTTAGCAATGATTTCGGGCTGAATGGCGCGCAAGGTTGGATAAATAAACCAGCCGTTAGATCCTCGACCTTTTGGCCCTGACCCTGACCAGATTGGGAATTGCTTGTACTTGTTAGATCCAAACTCGTTGCCGCCCCAAAGCTCTTTTGTAGTGCCACCACCAGAAAATTTCTGTGCGGTAAAGCCAAAAGATAACTCACCTATCTTGGACGACTTAGAAACTCGTGATCCGCGAGCAATTCTTTCAGCTGCTACGCCTCTGCCTGTGGCAGTGCCTATGATTTTGTCCTGGGCAAACTCTGCAAGAGCGCCTGAAGCGGCTTTTGCCTGGACTGTGGCCTCTTCGTCCATAGCCTTGAACGCACCTAGGACGCGGCGTAGGTCTGCCTTGTCATAGGCAATTTCAACGCTGTCCGCCATTTTGCTTCTCCAAAATCTCAAGTGCTGTGTAAATCTGCTCCGCCGTCTGCCATTCGCTCATCGGTATCCCAGTGGCTAAAGCTAAATCCACCAGGATTCGATTTACGCTTCCGGCGGCGTAGCTTTTGGGAGAACCTCACCGACTGTCACGTCTGCGACTGTCTCGCACCAAATCTCAAAGCCCTTGACTGGCTTGCCACCGGCTTCTCGCTTCATTGCATTCCACGCAAGAAAGAGAAGATCTGCAATGCCAATCTTGTCTTGTGCTTGTGTAATGGTCTGGCCTGTTTTGTTCTCCCACTTCGCCCACTCTGGCGGTTGTGCGGTATATGTACCAAACTCTCCTGATACATATTCGATTGTGATTGGTAGTTTCATTTTGTTTTGCTCCCGTTTCTAGTGCTGTTATGTGAATGTGCCTGTTGGTGTTGTGCTGTTCAGCATTGCCCATGAATCAGTTTGTGCGTCCGGTGCAGCTCCGCCAGCCGTAGGCGCTACTGGAAAGACGTTACCAGTAAATACTGCGCCGGTGGCTGTAGTTAAGCTGAATGCTAAAGCTGTATTTGGCGCGCTTGTGAAGGCTGTCCACATTGCTTCGAATAGTGATGAAGCAACGCCCCAGTCAGATAGAAGCTCAAGGTTGAGTGTCCACTGATCGTCAATGTGCTTGTAAGCCTTGCCGTCTAGTGTTTGATATGTAGTAATTACAGGCGCGTTGACCAGTGTGGCCGATGTTACTTGTGCGTCATAATTTACTGTCGCCACTGTTAGTACTATGTCGCGACCCGTTACTATTGTTGTTGGCATTCGGTTTTCTCCTTAGATTGTCTGTTGTGTGTAGTAAGTGCTGACCGCGAGATCCGCCACTAATAGGTTTGAAGCTCCTACAGACTGCACTGTCGGACGCTGTACGTCTCCGACTGTGTAACCGGCAGGCATTGCGCCCATAATCGCAATAATGAGTTGCTC